ATGCTCGGTTATGTCTATATTGTTCCCAATAACGGAACCAAGACTCTTGATTACAATGCTATCGACTGGCGTACAAAAATTTCCAAGGTTGAACTTCTCATAGGTGGCCAGGTCATTGATGAACAGGATTCCCTTTTCTCAACTCTGATCGCCCCCTCTCTCTACGCTACTTCTTCTTCCAAGTCTGTAGCTGGTAATCTTTTTGGTGGAGGTGGCAACAGTCGATTCTATCCTCTCCGTTTCGCTTTCTGTGAGAACTGGCAATCGGCCCTCCCCCTCATCGCCCTCCAATATCACGATATCGAGCTTCGAATTACTTGGGGAACCACCGCTATCGCGGACAGTGCCAAGTGGGATGTATATGCCAATTATGCCTATCTTGACACCGATGAACGTGAGATGTTTGCTGCTCAGCCTCAGAACATGATCATGACCCAGGTCCAGAAGGCTATCTCCTCTGGATCCAAGATTCAGGAGCTTAACTTCAACCACCCTGTGAAGCTTTTGGCTGCTGCGGGTGCTGCCAATCTCCCCATTCTTGGGGACAATAATAAGCTCAAGCTCCAGATTAACGGTACCGACGTCGCCGACTTCAAGTTCGCTGATCCTCACTTCACCACTGTACCCCTCTTCTACCACTCCTCCAACGGTGACTCTTCCACCGCCAAGAAGCTCTTCTTCTACCCCTTCTGCCTAGATTCTGGAAAGCTCCAGCCCACTGGTTCTCTCAACTTCTCCCGCCTCGACTCTGCTCGTATCGTGAATGATACCGCGGACTCCGATAATGATATTTATGCCGTAAATTTCAATGTACTCCGTATTGAGAATGGTATGGGTGGTCTTTTATATTCTAACTAATTACTATATGTGGAAAGTTATATTTCTTCTCGCCATCGTTTTTGTATTGACGTACGATCCTAATTCCAGGACACTCGAAAAGTTTGTCGGTGAGCCCCAAGTGTCTCCATCGACAGATAAATCATGTGAACACGCGCATTACGAATCCGTTCAGTTTGCTCAGTCTCCCTACGAATGCCCCGTACCAGGTAAAACTAAAATGGGGGTAGTGATGTAGAAAGCTTAAAAAGAAAACCACACGTACCAGTATAATGATTCCCGTGAATCGTGACACTATCATGACTGTCGCCGTAATTGTGTGTGCCCTTGGTATTATATTCCTATTTAAGGAACTCAACAAGACTAAGGATGATATGAATGCCTTCAAGGTATTTTCCACCCAGGTCGTTAAGCGCCTAACCCCCGCACCAGAGCCCGCGCCGGAACCAGAGCCAGAGCCAAAGTCAGAGCCGGTCACTGAAGAAAAAAAGGAAGAATAAACATGTCATCCTATTATAACTTGCGAATGCGCAATGAAAAAGTACAAAGCGATTGCTGTACCAGTCAGTTTTGCCGATGGGAAACCTAAATTTCTCACGGTGAGGGACTGGAGATATAAAGATTGGATTTTCGTCACAGGTGGATGTCGAAGAAGAGAGATATTTAATCCACTTCGTTGTGCCCTTCGGGAACTTGAAGAGGAAACTAGGGGTGTCGTCGCCCTAAAAAATGGTGAATATACAGAATTTAAATTTACAGTTAGGGAAAGCCCAACCGTAGAACTTGAATACAATGTTTTTATATTTTTCGTTGATTTCACCAAATCTGAGCAACAAACACAGATTAGAAAGTTTTACGAAGAAAAATACAAGATGAATCTCAGGAAGGCTCAAAAACAACCCATTCGAAAAACATATGACGAAAACGATTATATGAGTTATGATACTCTAGATGAATTTAACTCACGTAAGCGTTGGAAACTGATAATAGACAATGTTCTAAAAAACCCACAATTTTACTCCTGTATGACTTCTTTGAATAGAAAAACATTTTCTATAAAATAATGAAGTCAAAGGCTTATATTTTACGCCAGATTAGCGAACTTCTTGAGAAGAACCGTGGCTTATGCGAAGAAGAGGTTGAAGAATGGATTGAAGAAAATAAGATAAAAACTGTATATGAATTATTAATTATAAAGAAGGAACTTTCTCAGGGAAAGGAATATAGAGATGTTTCTTGTATGCGATGGTTTAGAGAGTAGAGGCGCACTATAAGTATGTTTAAGAGTTGGTGTGCATCTCAAAAAATTACTCATGCAGCCAATCTATCACATGTGCTCATGGACGGTGGTGTCCTCTCCGTGCCATTTGATAAATTGAACGAGTTCCATGAAAGGTACGTAGAATCAGTAAAACGTGGGGAGCGTCTCTATGTCGTTGAACAGAAAAGTGAAAAATACAACTTCTTTGTTGATATAGACTACAAGGACCGAGAGTCACTCAGTATTGACGAGGTAAAAGACATTTGTAAGGTTATCTGTGATAAAGTGAAACGACACGGTGGCCGAGAATGTATCATTTCTATTGCTCCCCCAAAGAAGAGTGGAAATCTCACTAAAACAGGTGTTCATCTCAATTGGCCCAATTTCGTTGTGGATCAAGTTTCTGCTATTGCCCTCCGTGAGCATATTCTCATAGCTCTTTCCAAAGCTAAGGGTAGTATAGACTGGAATGAAATCATAGATGCTGCTGTGTATGGGAATGCAGAAAGAAAAACAAAGGGTAGTGGATTTAGGATGCCTTGGTCCTATAAAAGAGCTAAACATGACGCATGTGGTGGTCGAGGGTGTGCACACTGTGACAAAGGTAAAGTTGATCAGCTCGCATATCTCCCCTTTTTTGTGTATAAACCTGGACCACCTCTGAGTGCTATTCTCAAGATTGGTCAGGATCCAAGCCTCGAAATACTTAAAATGGCTACTGTTCGTACAAATGAACCCCAGATTACACACATAGAACCACCATCAATAAAAATTAAGGAGGGGGCATTCACAAAAGAACAGACTAAAGATGAACTTTATGACGATGAACTAAAAAATATGGTGGAAACTTTTATTCGAACAAACTTAGAAGGTCAAAATAATGCATATGTCCAAAAATTGTTCAAGCGACGGGACACATATCTCGTATCTACAAATTCTAAATACTGTGAAAATCTCAAACGTGATCATGGTTCAAATCATGTGTGGTTCATAATAAGTGGTCAAAATATTTTACAAAAATGTTTTTGTTTATGTGAAACTCTCAGGGGACGTCGAGATGGTTTCTGTAAAGACTTTTGTGGTCGAAGACATCAACTGTCACGGACAATCGTGGATCGTCTCTATCCCAAAAAGGAGGAACTGAAGAAGTGTCCAGAAATCAAAAAGTTTGTAGATAAGCCACCACTAAATCAAAGTGATGTAAAACCCCATTTAGAACTGTTCATTAAAAAAAGTATGAAAGCTCCAGAAGGTACACAAGTTGTGAGCATTAGAAAAGATAAAAGTAAGTTTGTGGCACTCACTACATCTACATATTGTGAATCACTCAAGGGAAATCACGAAGATGTGGTGATGTCATACATCATAAATGGGAAGGAAATTAAGCAATTATGTCCTAAATGTAAAAAGAACACCTCTAGAACTCATTGTTTGCACATGAATATCGTAAAACTACTTAAACAATAATCTCTCCTTAACCATAAATGATTACTCGTTCAGGACGCAAGATAAAGAAGCCCAAGGTTTTCCAGCCAACTGAGACTGATTTTGTTGATGATTACGGCTCTGATGAGCATGACACAGACGTAGATTCCGAATTTGATACTGGAGATGAGTGCTATTCAGATGAGAGTGAGGAGGAATGTGATAGTGATGCTGACGAAAATGGTAATCTCAAGGATTTTGTTGTTGATGATGAGAGTGAAAGTGAGGAAGAAGACGCTTAAAAAAAACGAAAACTATATTAGAAAATGGAAACTGATATAGGAAATCCCATCGAATATGACCCCAAAGTTGATGAACCTCCTCCTCAAACTCCAATGGTTCAGGATGAGCATCCTCAATATTACATGGATTATCACATGCCCCCACCACAACTAGAAAAGGATAAATTTGACCTTTTCGAGAAAGTGGATAAATCAACTTGGATTATAGCTTTCGCTGTATTTTTACTTGGATTTTTTATGGGTAAAACAATGCAACCTGTGATTCTC